CCAACGGAGTGGGTTAAGTTTATCAAATTAACGAGATTTTTTCTTTTTCTTCTTTTTTCCATAATGTCCTGGCATATCTAGTCCTCCTCAGTGGCTAATCGTGCTTGCAGGGATGCTGCCTCGTAAAACCAGAAAAAATCATCCTGCTCATCTGCATCAATATCTTCTCGCAAATTGTCTAAAAGCTCAATGATATCTGGCGGCATTGGGTTTTCCTGCACCAATCTTTCTGCCTCATTGAATGCTGCGCTCATTAAACTGGCCCTCCCTTGTCAAAGTCCCAACCATCAAACACCCGCAGCCTGCCGTTACTGGCAGCGATTGCGTCTAAAAGCTCCACTAATTTCTCATCTACCAGGTCTTTTCTGCCCATGTTGTAAAGGCTAAAGCTCTCTGCAAACCATTCCTCTGGGTTTGTTTCAGAGTATTTGGTAGGGAAAAAGCGATCTTTATTTCTGCGTTTGTTCGGGCCATAGAATAGACTTGCCAAATATCGCTCAAATGAAGTGGCGTCCTTGTCAGTAAATTGACGCCAGGACTCCTGATGCACCAGGTGGCCATATTCGTGATAGACCACGCTCCGCAGCTCATCTGCAGGATTCTCAAAGTATGAGCCAGCCAAGCGTGGCCGATCTGCCAGGTCATCACCTCTAGCAAACGTGCTAATCTGGCGCTCTCTGTTCTGGTCATTTAAGGCGTTTACTACATCAGCCTGTTTATTGACTGCCTTTCGCTTTTTCTCTGCTGCATCGCGCAGCGCAATATACTCAGCCCACTCATCACTCCTACTTGCAGCCCCCAGACCTCCATATTTCTCGCTTAGGGCGCTCCTCAGTGCTAGCGATTCTGAGTAAGCCTGCTGAAAATCTTGCTTTAACTCATCATATTTAGCGTTAGCTGCAGCTAGGCTGACCTGTCGCTTTTCACGACTCGTATAGGCTTGGCCTGCGTATCTGTTGAAATACGCGGCCTTAATGCCCATAACGCCATCGCCCATGTTGGCAGCCGCCCCTTCACCTCTTAGTGCGTTAATCCCTCTAATTGGTGGGGTTTTAAACCGCTTGCCCAGGTCTGCCGTTTCTCTAAGCAGCTTGTTGAGGATTGCAGCACCTTCTGGCCCCAGGCTGCCAATCGACACCTTGCCATATGAGGCTAGTGCTGCGTCCCTGTTGAGCTGTCCACGCCTGCGGGTGTTGGCCTTAAACCTAACCGGCAATTCGCCGTCACGGTCTAAATAGGCGGCCTCAGAGCGATCTGGCGAGGTTATCCTGCTGGCTGCCTCTGCCTGGGCAGTCATTGCCTTTGTGCTCTTACTTTTTGCCTCTATGGGCGGCAGATCAGGGCTAACTTCATCCTCTTCTGGCTCTGGCTCTACCACTGGCTGCGTAAACTGGTCTACATCATCCTCATCAATGATTGGCCTCCAGTGGTGGCGGCAGTTGTAGCCTCCCCTGGCGGTAAACGCATCGCTTGAGCTTTTGCCAGACCAAGAGCCTTGCCATATCTCTTCGATCTCTTCGGCAGTGTAGGTATTGCCAACGTGATCTCTGCAGAACTGCCTGGAATCCCTAATGATATCGCCGTAATACTTCCATTTGGTTGCGCCTGCCTGTATGCCTGCATTGACGTTAATGGCTGCATCGAACTGCATCAGCCCGTCCTGGGCGATCTGTGTGGCGTATCGGCGCATATTGTTGCCTGCCCTATCCGCAGCGTAGACAGTGTGCAGCTTCTCTATGGCCGCCTTTGACTGCGCTGGGGTTCCATTCTTGGCAATATCGACTAATCGGTTAATCTCAGCCTGATCGCTTTGCATATAGACGCCGTTAATGGTCTGCCTAATGCTCTTAATCATCTGCTCTTTAGATCGACCTGTTAGGGCATTCTGGTAGATTTCGTTAGCAATGGTGTCGAGATATGTAGCCGATATATCCTCAAATCCCTGGAACGTCAGACGCTGTAATTGCCTAATGACATCAGGGCTTGTTTGTGTGAAATCCCCATAAGTATTGAGCATATCCAGGGCGCGGATAGCGGTATCAGGATAATCGCCCAGGATAGATTGGACAGCAGCGCCATATTCCTCTTCCAGAATGCGCTGTATTTCCCTCCTGCTTGATATAGCCCATTCCAAATCAAACAGGCTGCCGTCTGTAACCGGCGCACCATTGAGATAGGCCGCAATCCTTTCCTCTGCACGCTGCAAGGCATCAAGTAGCCTGCCCTCATGGTCATCTGCCAGGGCGTCCAGGTACTCATCATGCTCCTGCTCTGTAGGCATTACTCAGCGCTGGGTGCCTGGGCTGCTGCGCCAGTAAAGTCTCCGAGCGCCCTTGTGCTGGCCTCTATTTCTTGGTGCGCCTTGTTTAGCACTTCATCATCTAGCACCAGGTCAGCAATCTGCTTATCGACCTCTTGCAGCATGGTTGCCGATCTAACGCCACTAGCCCTAACCTGCTGCAAAAACTGCAGCTCTGAGGCGTAATCGCGGATATCAAAGCTATCAGGGTAATTAACCTCTACCTCTGGCTTGAGCTGCTGCCACCGGCAATAGAAACCCCACAGCTGTTCCTCTGCCAGCTCCAGGATATCTGCTTTCTCAGCCAGCTTGGCGTTTAGCATCTGGAACTCTGTCTGCATAGCCACACCAGACTGCGTGATTGCCTCTGTGCCGCGAACTGCGCCCATGTGGGCCATCCTATTAATAGACTCTATTTTGTCCGTTATAGCGGCTCTGATGGCGTCCAGGTTGGCCCCTGATGGCTGCATCTGATACGGCACTAATCCAGAGTCCATATCATCGCTGATATTAATGATTGCCCCAGCTCCTGCGCTGGCGTCTGTGTCGTAGGTCTTAACCAGGGTTGGATGGTTGCTAATGCGAATCAGCTGCTCAATCTCACTAAGCTCCTGATATATCGCTTTCTGCATATAGGCAATGTCCGAGATATCGCTAATGCCGATACCGCGCACAATGGAACGGTTAGCAGGCAGATATACTGCAGGGATGGTGCCAATGGGGTTATCAATGACCTCAATAACAGAGCTTTCTGCGCCGTCATACTTGATTAGCTTGACCTCTTCCCGCGTCCATTCTCTGAAGTAAACAATGGTTGTTGTGCCATCTAGCCGATGCACTGACTCCCTGATCTTCAAATAAACGAGCTGATGCCGACCTGATGGCTGCCGCTCCCATCGCCAATCATAGACATTTTCGGGTGTTATCAGAGTGACATACGGCCTAATCTCTTGCTCCAGCTCCTCTGCCCTGGTGCCTGCCTGGCTGCGCGGTTTATCGCACATCACCCAGACATGGCCATAAACGCTAGACCATATCTGCGCCTCTCGCATAAAGCTATCAAATGATTGGCCGTCTAGGTTGGCGTCCTGTAGGAATGCCTGCAGCTCTGGGCTGTTTTCCAACGGGCCAAAGTTTCGGGTTGGGGGAATACGCCACAGAAAAGAGCTATATACATGGATTACGTTGCGGCAGTGGTTATCCAAGGGCGTTAAGGCTATGCGCCGGTCATACGCCTTGGCATCCTCATTGAGATACCTGGTTAGATATGATCCGTCCTGGTAATCCTGGCCGCCCATGTAACTACGTAGGTAAAACTCCCAGCGGTCTACATGGTTCTCGTAGTCTGGGTGCTGATATTCAATATCATGGTTAATAAGCATCAAGTCCACCGTTGAGGCGCAGCAGCCTCATGTTGCTTGCGAATCGGATAGAGATAATCTACCGCATATCCGAGCGCATCATTCATGTGATCGAACCCGTCTTTTTCGGGCTGGCTAGTGCCTGGCTTATACGTCTGGCGCTCCAGGCTTTCGATTGTCTTTTTACACTTTGGATCGACAAACAAATGCCTCACGCCATCCGCTGCTTGCAGCCTTGAGTTGACTGCATTAATCCTATCCCTCACTGCTGAGTGTGAGTTTCTTACCCTCACCTCAAAGCCTGCATTTTGCAGTATCGACAAATCTGTGCGGCCACCTGCACTGGTCTTGCGCTGGCGACAAGCTGGGTCAGGGTATATCGTAACATTTTTGCGACCATATCGCCTGCTGATCTCGTCGGCCATCTCATCCGTGTTGGAGCCAAAAATAACAATCTCGTCAAAGATATGCAGATTGCCGCCCTGCCTGGTCATAACCACCGCAGACATAGGATCAAGGTTAAAGTCCATCCCTATCAGCACCTGGCCTGGCTCTCCCTGGTAGCGCCTTACAGACTCCTCACGCTTGAAGTTGTAATAAATGACCCCTGAGTAATTAACAAATTGCGCCTGGTATTCCTGGGTAAACGTGCGCTCATCCAGATCATGCCTGGCTGCCTCTATCTCTTCCTGGTCAACATTGCCGCCTTGCAGCGTAGTGTATTGATAAGAGGCCCAGCCCTCATCCTTATCTGCTCCCTTAGTCCAGAGATCATAGAAGTGATTGCGGCCTTTAGGCGTTCCAATAAAGATTGCTGCGCCCTTACGATCCGATAGTGACGGCCTGATGACCTCATGCCATGCCTCTTTACGCATATCTGCAAACTCATCCAGCACGCAGAAGTCCAGTGCCCTGCCTCTTAGGTTGTCTGGCTTTTCTGCCCCTTTAAGGCTGATAACCGACCCATTAGCCAGGTGCAGGCTGAGTGCTGTTTCGTTTGTCTTGGTAACGTATTCGCCAGGAATGGCCTGCACTAGCATTGACCAGGCTATTTCCTTGGCTGCTTTGTAAGTAGGGGCGATATACCAGCAGTTGCGCTTTTCGGCTGCCAGGGCTGCCCTGATTAGCTCTGCCGTAGATAGGAAGGTTTTGCCAAATCGCCTGCCAGCAACAACAACCCGAAACCTAGAGCTGTCTGTAAATATGGCTGTCTGCGGCTTAGTCAGCTGCATCATTAGCCAGCTGTATCACCATTGGCGGCAGATCAACGTAATCCTGCACCTCTTCCTTAACGTCAGGCAGGTATTTGTTAAGCATTCTAATGCGCTGATCGTTTGCTGTCTTTAGCTTTAGAAGCTCTTTGTGGAACCCCTGGGAATTTACGTCCAGTTGCTCCATTTTCTCAATGTTATCAAACACATACTCTACCCTACCCCTTTCGGCTAGGTAGGCGCGTATTTCATCCTTTCGGATAGACCTATTTTTCTGTGCT